CGCGGCAGCCAGTTGGTTCTCGTATTCAATATCGTTGATCTGGTGGACTGAGTGCTGCGCAGCCAACTTTTCTTCGATGACGGAAAGATCCGTCTTGATCTCGCCGGCCTTGGTGTTCAAGTCATTGATCTGCGCCTGCCACATTGCCTGCTTCTCGGCGGCATCGATGGTGGCCAATGCCGCCGGGTCGTCCTTCTTGTCCTGGCGCAAGTCGTGGTGCTGCAAATCAAACGCGGCCTTCGTCGCTGCGACAGTATCGCCGGCGAGCTGCTTCATTTTGTTATCGAGCGCGGTGATCGCAGCGTCGTCGGTGAGGTTGGCCAAGGTTGTTTTCAAGGCCACGAACGCCAAGCGGTCCTGCTCGCCGGCGGCGCCCAATCGCTTGAACTCTTCGCCGAGTTTCCCGGTCCTCGATTCAAACTCGGCGGCGGCGATCGCGCCCTGACCGTGCAGCGCGATCTGCTTGATGATGGCATCGTTCGCGTCGGTGACGGCCTTGGTGTCCTGCTTGGTCTGCAGCTCCGTCGCATTCGCGCGGATCTGCGCGGCAAGCTCCTGCCCCTTCTTCCCCGCGTGCTCGATCGCATCGGCGAGCGGGCCGTATTTCAGCTTGTAGTCAACGAGCGCCGCTCCGCCCAAGCCGAAGGCCTGCACCTGGGTCAGGATCCCGGCGTTGAACTTTTCCAGCTCTTTGATCGCTTTGCTGCCGACACTTTCCTCGGTGACGTTTGGCGCTTCTTTGCGCCCGGCGGCGAGTGCGGCCTTTTTGTCGTACTTGTCCTTGGCGTCCTTCAGTTCCTGCGCGGTCTGCTCGTGCCAGAGCGCGGTGATGAGGTCCGCCGCTTTCAGGTTGGCGTTGATGTTGTCCGCCAGTCCTTCTTTCAAAATGTTCGCCGCGCCCAGCACATCGCCACTCGCGGCGGCAACTGCAGCTGCGGCCAAATTGCCGATCGACCGGCCGAAATTTTCAACCTGGGTGATGATCCCGATGGCAACCGTGCCCACCAGCTTGAAAGCGGTGGCGATCTGGGTCGCAGCGGTCGCAACGATATCGCTGGAAACGCCCGAATCGTTGAACGCATCAACCAGCTTATTGAGCGCCGGCAGCAGTTGCGCGGTGAGCTGTATGCCTAAGCCATCGATGAGCGTGGCTTTGAGGACCGCCGCTTTCTGCGCAAACTCTTTCGCAGCATCCGCTGCCTGTCCCGACAGCACGAGGCCTGCGGCTTCGGCTTTTTTCCTGAACTCTTCGAGCCCGGCGGCGCCCTCATTTAAAACCGGAATCATCTTGTCGCCGACGTTGCGACCTAGAATCGCGTAAGCGATCGCGGTCTTGTTCGGGCCGTCCGCGTAGCCCTGGAATTTATTGGCCATCTCGCCGAGCACGACGTCGGCAGTCTTTACGTTGCCGCTCAAATCCTTCACCGAGATGCCCATTGCATGGAAGGCGGCGCCGGCTTTGCTGTTGGCATCGCCGGCGGCCTGGGCGATGTTGACGTTTAATTTTTTGAATGCTGACCCGAGTTCCTCTTGGCCGATCCCCGACGCGGCGGCGGCCAGGCGCAGCGCTGAGAGGCTTTCGACCGAGATGCCGGCGGACTCCGATAGGTGCGCGAGCGAGGCCTCCGCCTCGATGCTGGCTTCGGTGAAACCGACTAACTTATCGATGGTGAACGCGGCGGCGAATTTCGCGGCCAAATCACCTAAGAGGTCGGACTGATCTTTCGAAAATTTGCTGAGTTTGGCGGTCGCCTGGTCGAGCGCCTTGATGTACTGGCTGTTATCCGCCTGCATCCGAACGACGAGGGCTGCAAGGTCGGTCATTTTTCCGGCTTGGCCAGCGCGTTCAAGGTGGTGAGCAGCTTGGCGCGCGAGCGCTTCTTGCGATCCTCGGGGTGCTCAAACATGAAGTCCAGCAGTGACAATTTCGCGCCCCTCTCCAAGTGCGGCTTGAGCAATTCCGAGACGATCAGCGCGGCGTGCAGGTTGTCCCGGTATGCGCCCCACGGCTCTTCGCTCCAGTACTTTGCCCAGCGTTCGAGTTCCTGCACCGGCAGCTCGTCGATCTCGCTTAAGGACCGCCCGAGTAGCGATGCGAGCCGGTGCTCGAAGAGCTGCTCGGGCGTCAAGCGTTTTTTGGCTCGCCCTCCGGCGTCGAGAGCCGGAACGCCTCCTCGGAAATGAGTTTGACCACCAGGTGCGGCGCGTTCGCGGCGTCCGCTTCGCTCGCGAATGGCGGACTGACCGTGCAGCGCCAGGCAAGATACGTCTCGACCGATTCGGCCTGCGGTCGCGAGGCATCGGTTTCCTTCAAGCGCTTGCGAATTTCCCGCATCGTCTTGCCGTCGATCTCGCTCACTTCGTAGGTCGTGCCGCGGATCTCGATTTTATTGGTCAGCAGCGTCATGACCGCAGAATCGGCCCGGTGATTTTGCCGACAAACTTAATGACGTTCTGCTTCGCGACCTGCGGATCCAGCTCGTAGTCGAGCATGGCGAGCGCCATCTTGAAGGTGCGCCCCGGGGAGTCGCCCTCGATCTGGATTTGGACGTTGCGGGTGGCTTTGTTTTCAACGTCGGCGATCAAATTTTCCTGCAGCGGTTCATTCATCGCGTAGTTGGCGCCGAAAGTCACCTGTTTGCCGTCCGAGAGCCCGGGGATGTATTGCTTCACCCCGTTCGAGCAAAAAGTGGTGACATCGATGAGCGCGTTGGCCTGGCCGACGCCTGAGATCGAATCGACCTCGCAGTAGCGGGTGAAGTTCTCTGGCGAGGCGCCGTCGCCGATTGCCAGGAAGATCCCGCCAACGAAGGGCTGGTTATTTTCAACATCCATGATCAATCCTCCACGTACCAAAGGTTATAGAGCTGAGTTACTCGAATGACCCCGGGATCGGGATCGGTCAACGGAAACTCATTGGCGAGCAGCATCTTGCTGACCTCAGTCGTGCCCATCATGCCCGAAAAGTCGATGAGCAAATGGCGCAGCGCATCCGCGAGCGTCCACGCATCGGTGCCGCCGATGCCGAAGGAATCGACCTGCATATTGGCGTCCACGAGCTTGGTGGTTGAGCAGAAGGTCGTGAAGCGGTTGGTGTGAATGCGCTGAAGTAGCACCGCCGGCAGCTGCTCGGCCAAGCCCTGCTCGCGCACCAAACCATAGACGCGCTGGCCCACGAGTGCGGTGATCGTCGGTTCGCCGAGCAGAAAAGTTCTTAAGTCCGCTTCGATCATGCCGCGTTGTCCCTTACCGCTCGCTCGACCGCGTTCGCGATGCTGTCCTTGAACGCCGCTTCACAGTCATCGCGCGATTCCAACAGCGCGCGGCGGATCCACGGCTGCGCGGCCATTTTGTGGGTGCCTAGTTCCACGAACTGCAGTGCGTAGTAGGCGAGCTTGCGCACACCCAGGATGCCGCTCGCGATGTTCTTCGCATCGTTGATGGTCGCGATGGTGCGCAGGTTCTCTTTCGCGTAGCCATAGTTCACGAGCAGCCCATTGGTGAGCCGGTGCGGCTGCGATCCCACCGGGATGATCTGCTGCGCGCGCGTGAGCGCCGGCTTGATGCCGGCCTTCACCGCGCGCTTCAAGGCCCTGCCGTCCTCGAGTGAGCCCAGGGCCTGAAGCTGCTTGGTGAGCGCGGCGACGCCTTCGAGCTGCGAGCTCACGGGGTTGCTCCGCGCCGAAAGCCCGCCGCATCGCGCCTCGTGCAGTTGAGCAGGATCTCGACGCGCAGCGTGATGTCGCGGGTCACGCCGGTGATGTCGTAGTACTCGTACACCGGATCGGATTCGCCCGGGTTGGTGCAATAGACCAAGCGCATGGCGCCGTTTTCCTTGATCCCTGGCCGATAGCGGATCCGGATCCGCGTGTACTGAATGCCCTCGATTTGCTGGGCCGCGAAAGTCTCGGGAGATTTCCAGTCATCGATCGCGAAGCGGACGTTTTCCGCCCACAGCGCGTAATTGACATTGGGCGCGCCGGTCGAATCGGTGCCCTCGATGCGCTGCTCGATGTTGCAAACGTGGCGCAGTTCGCCGGATTGGGTTGGCCGTATCTCTCGGCGCCTCACGCTACCCCCTCGCCACCCGGCGGGATTGCCGGCAAGTGTCGTGGCGAGGGTGCGCCCGTAGGCGCCGGAGGCGCGGCGGTGGTGTATGTGATGATGACGCGCGATCGCGCCATTCGACGTTCGACCTCGGCTAAGCGATTGCGGATCGCGGCGGGCAGGTAATCGCGCACCTTTCCGCACGCACCGCAGCTCATACGCCTAAGCCCACGCGGTAAGGCGCGAGCAGCTGCTCGGCGCGCTGCTCGAGCAGCTCGAAATTATCGGTGTTGCGATCGAACAGGAGTTCCACCTGCAGCAGGATCGCGGCTTTCACGTCGCGGCGCAGCGGCTTTGACGAATCGCTCAAGATCGGATTGTTGGCCCAGTAGCGGCGCCAGGAATCTTCCGTCCAGACATCGTTGTCGTCCATCGCCATCGGCACACCGCCCACAATGCCCGTGAGGCCTTCGGCGAGCTGGTCGGGTGCGGCCGGCAGGACGGGGATAAACGTCGGCGAATCGACCGGATCCGGCACCGGCGAAGTGCCTGAGTCGGCCGGCGAATCGAGCTCCAGAAGTTCGCCTAAAGATCGCTGCGTGTAGTTCTGCGCCCAGTCGATCGCCGCTCCAATCAGCATCTCGATGCGCGCATCGTGGATGGTCAGCCCGTCGTCGATCGACAGCTGCTGCTTGGCCTCCGTCAGCGTGATCAGTGGGCTCGACATGGCGGCTCCGGCTGGTGTTGCGGTCGGAATATACTCTTTCGGCCTGGATTGGGTTTAGGATCGGCCCCCGTGATCAGCGCCCTTACCTGCACCGGGGATCGGCCAAGACCGTTCGGTCTTTGCGTCGAATACATGGCCCGTCAGACCCGCAAACCCGATCACTGGGTCATCGTTGACGATGGGAAAGTGCCGTTAGCTCACTCGGCTGAACGGCTGACGCAGCTCTGCGGGATTGGCATCGTCCAGATCGTGCGCAGGGTTCCGCAGCTTGGCGATCCGGCCCACACGCTGTCCGTGAACCTGCTCGCCGGCCTCGAGGAGCTCGTCTCCGACGTCGTGTTCATTGAGGATGACGATTGGTACGGCCCCCAGCACATCGAATATGTCGAGGCGGGGTTGAAGGCGCACGAGATGTTCGGGTTTCGGGGCATCGTCTACTACCACGTCGGCAAGCGCTGTCACCGGTTGATGGGCGAAGCCTCGCCGCACTCATCGCTCTGCCAAACCGGAATAGCGCTCAGCGTCTTTCCGCTCCTGAAAAGGATCTGCAGGTCGGTGGACGCCGGCGTGCGCAATTCCGGTTTTGTTGACTTGCGGCTCTGGAATGAATTCGCCGGAGACAAGCAGCTGCCGAAGAATCGCGGCAGCGTGGTTGGGATCAAAGGCCTGCCGGGACGAATGGGCCTCACTTCCGGGTGGCGAAGCGTGAACGGGTATCGGCCCGACCCCTCGCTTGCATTCCTCGAATCCCTGATCGGTCCCGATGTGGAGAACTACCGATCGCTCCACGTCTTCCACGAAAGCGTGGCGCGCGCTGCACCTATTTAGGCGCCCGGTGCAGCAGTCGGCGCGGCCTCGCATCGCGGGAGCGGCCAGGTCGTCAGTTCCTCCATCGTTTTTTTCTTGAAGCATTCGATCGCGCTCTTGCGTGAGCAGTTGATCACCTCGATGCCGGCGGCCTGAAGATCCCGCGCGAGCACGTTCATGGCCGCGACCCAGGAGGGATAGTTGCCGCCGTTGCCCAAGCCCCTGGGGTGATCGCCGTGCCAGTGCGTGCGGCCGCCGGCGCGCTGAAAGTCAAAGCCCAAGAGGTAAATCTTCGTGGCGCCAAACAGTACCGCGAGCGAGATCGCCTGGTAGCCCGAATTTTTGCCCGTGTGGATGCTGCCCGGGTCGCGCGAGAGGCCTGCACCGTCCATGCCGTGGATCCAGTTGAGGCCGTAGCGATCGCGCGCGGCGGCGCTCATCGTCCATTTCTCGCCATGAAAGACGCGCGAGAGCTCGGCGAAGTAGGCCGTCCACCACGACATGTCGCAGGCGTACAGCACATCGGCCCAGGGAGCGGCGCGAAAGCTCGTGTTGACTACGATGGTTCGGTCGGATAGTCGACGCGCAAGTTCGCAGTCGCCTTGGGTGAGGCTCGGGCCGGACGCGATGATGGCAACACTTTCACCAGCCCATCGTCCGTTGGGTCCGCCGTACCGGACTTGCTGTTCTGCTGCTGCTTGCTTGGCGCCGGTGCCGGCTGTGCTGAGCCGGGCGGCGGGTCTTTTCCCACGGGAGGCCTTGCGGCTTTGTTGAGCGGCTCATCGGGCAGGATTTCGACCAAGCCCATGTGCGCGAGATCGCGCGCATAGTCGGTCTCGGCGGAAAAAATCACGCCGGCGCGCACCATATAGCCGTAGCGGCTCGCCCTGAATGTCTTGATGGCTCTGACCTGTGGCATCGTTTTTTGCTCCGGTTAAAACCCGGGTATTAGCCGGGAAAGAAACCCCGCGCCGCAAGCGCGCGGGGTGCACCTATCTGGCAGTGGTGCCCTTGCCGTTTAGCCCGTTGTGCCGGCTGGGAACGACCCGTGGACAAACGCCTGCGGCCGGGTCACGGCGAGTGCGAGGCGTTCCTCGCTTAAGATGGTGACCAGGTTGCGGATCACGTTGTCCTGGTCCTCCGTCGATACCAGGATCTGCGCCTGTTCGCGATCAAAGAGCGTCGCTGCGAGCTTAAACGCCCCGACCATGAAATCCCCGGGCAGGAAGTTGAAGCACTCGACCACCGGCACGCCCCACAGCATCGCCGGCGTGGTGGCGCCCGGGTTTGCGTAGAGGTAGCGATGCAACGTGTCCTTGGTCAAGGTCAGGTTGTGCCAGTCGGTCGGGCTCATGACGATGCCCGTGGTCGGATAGAACGCCAACTGGACCTGCAGCATCGCATGGCGAATCACATCGATCTGCGTGTCGTTGGTGGTTGGCCCGTGGTAAGCGTACACGGTCGCCTGAGGCACGAGCCCAAACAGGTGCTCGCCGGTGCCGTCACCGAAGAGGATTTCGTTTTCTTCCTCCTGCTTCAAGCCAAACCGCGCGCGGTTGTTGATCAGCGTCGCGAGCTGCTTGAAGTCCGACAGGATCTGCTTGCTGGCCCTGAACCAGTGCGCGATCGTGACCACTGGTATGTTCAACCGCTCGTAGGTGATGTTCGACTGCGCCTTGATAGCGCCTTCGGTGACCACCTCGGCAGCGTTGGTGAACACCAATTCCTTCACCCACTCGATCAGATTCGATTCGGTAGTGCCGACATCCAAGAGATCTCGCACCGTCAGCGGCTGGAACGGCGGAATGACCGGAGTCGGGAGGTACTCGGGGATGACGCCGCCGCCGGCGCTTCCCAGGTCGCTGGTGATGGTCTTCACCGAAAATGGCTTTGCCGTGCTCTTGGCGGTGCGCCCGCGCACGGCAAACTCTTTCCATTCCTCGCTTTCGACGTACCGCTCGCCGACCGTTTTCGGCCGTGCGGGCGTGCCGCCCAGGCCCCGGGTCAGAATCTTCTGCTCAAGATCCAAGAGGCGCGACGCCAGCTGCTGCTTTTCCTCGAGCAGCGCCTTGTGCGCCGTGACGAGCTCGGCGCCGGTGGTGTTGAGCTTCGCGATCGCCTCCTTGGTGCCGTCCTGCACGCTGCCGTAGCGTTTCAAGTCGTCCTCGAACTTGGTGATGAGGGTTTTGATTTCCTTGCCGTGCTCGTCGAGCGCGGTCTTGATGGCGGCGCGCAGTGCGTCGGAGCTGGCAGCGTCCGCGCGGGCGAATGGCCCCGCATACAGGTAGCTGTCTTCCTCGAGCACGGCGGACGTCGCCATGTCGATCACGCCGCGCGTGATCACTTTTCGCAATCGTGTCATTGAAGTGGTCCTTCTAAAGTTTGATCGGGTTGTCTCGAATGAGCGCCAGGATTGCATCGACGGATTCCGGGCCGCCAGCATCACGCTGTTCAAGCACCGATCGGTAGCCGTGGCTGGCGATGGCCGTGGCGACCTTCTTCGAATACCCACCTGCCTCGCGCAGGAAGGCCTCAAATTCTGGCAATGTGGGCCACTCGCCGGCGACGAGCGTGGCCTTCACACTGGTGACATTGGCCTCGACGTTCGCGGGAAAGGTCGCGAGCGACACTTCCCACAAATCAACGCTGAGCAGCCGATTGACGTTGGTCTGCCCGTCGTATTCCTCGTCGGTGACTTCGTAGCCGATCGAGAGGCCGCGAATCGTTTTAGATTTGAGCAGCGCGTAGGCCTCTTTCGCCTGCTGCACATCATTGATCAGCAGCTGGCCCTCGACGTACAAGCCGTTGCCGTCCTCCGCCATCTTGGTGTAGGGACCCAAGGGCTGGCGGCTGTCGTGCTGCCAGAGAATCGGCGGCAGCGCGTCTTTCTGCTTCCACTCGGCGAGCGATTTGGCGAACGCGCCGGGCATCACCACGTCGCGGTAATCGTCTGCGTTGCCGAAGACCGATCCGTAGCCGCAAAACGAACCCTTGGTGTCTAGGCTTTTTAGCTCAAAGGCGACAGCGCGATGTTTGATTTTCATGGGCGAGTCCTAGGTAAGGCTTAGTTAAGCTGCTTCGAGGGTGGGGGCGAGGCCGGGGGCGGCTGTGCTGTGGGTGGCAACACGATGTGCATCGGTGCCATGGGTTTCGGATCTGGCGGTGCATCGCCCAACGTATCGAGCGGTACGAGTTGGCTTTGGACTGTGAGCTCATCGCCGCCATCCATCGGAGCTAAGTGTTCGCGCGCGCGGATCTCGTTGCGGGTCATGATGCCATTTTGCGCAAGATTTCCATACAGCTGGCCACGCGAAACAGAATCCGCCCCGAGCAGATCGCTCGTGTCGATGTGCAGGTAGAGCGTGGTCCGCTGCGGCATGGTCAGAAGCGATCGGCCGACGGTTTGCTCGATGCGCCGCACGTACGGGCGCAGGTTCAGCATCAACCAGCCCAGGAGCAGCTGCTCGATACCGGTGCCCCAGGCCGTGGTGCCGGCGGAGGTGTGACCGATGAGCACCGGAGGTACGCCGAACCAGCGGCAGACATCCTCGACGGCGAACTGCCTGGACGTGAGCAGCTGCACATCCTGCGGGTTCATGGTGATCGAATCCCAGGTCAATCCGCCCTCCAGCACCATGATGCCGCCCTGCTCCGGGCCGCCCTGCGCGAATTTTTTCAAATCGTCGCGCAGCGCATCGCGCTGTTCTTTCTTCAAAAATTTATCCGACTTGACGAACCCGCCGGCGCGCAGGCCGTGCTTGAACACTTCCGCGGTGGCATCCTCGGCGGCGCGCGCGATGCCCAAGGAGTTGCGCGCGTACTCGATGCGCGAGAGGCCGACCAGGCCGTCCAAGGTGCGATCCTTCAAGTGAAAAATCTGGTCGGCGGTATAGTCGAACTGCTCGAGCGGCGAGTAGTACTTGTAGCGGATCTCGTACTGCTTGGGCTCGGTGTTTGGGATCAAATTCCGATAGGGCACCACGTACTCAGGACGGAGCGGCGTGAGCGCGATGAGCTGCCCGATGCTGTTGCTGGTCTTGATCGCATACCCGTTACCCCACAACAGGTCGGAGGCGATCATCACCTGCCAGAACTCGCACGCGCTCATCTGCTGGTTCGGCGAGTCGTGCAGGATCTGGTACAGCGGCATGTCGGCCGCCGGTTCGCCATAGGCGAGATTGGGCGCGCTGCGCCGGTTCAAGATAAACGGCAGCGTCGAAATGGTGTCCGAAATCAACCAGATGCAGGCCCACGCAGCGGCGAGCGAGAGCGTGGAATTCGGGGTGTTGATATGGCCGGTGAGCGAGCTCGAGGCATTGACCGGAGGCCGGGCCTGGCCGCCGGCCGCGACGGGATAGAAACCTCCCGAGAGTGCGCCGCCGCCGAAGTCAAAAAAGCTGTTGAAGAACTCCGCTGTCTTGCGCCGCAGACTCTTCGCGGCTTTCACGCCACCACCGCTTTGCCGTAGAAGCCGGAGCTGTCCTCGATTGGATTTGCCGCCCACAACCCGAAGCACATGATCAGCGCGGCCATGCCGTCGATCTTGTCCGCGCTGCGCTTCTTGTCGGGTGCGGAATTTTTATTGGCGTCATAGCGTGGTACCAGGTTGGCTGCGTTCCAGAGCAAGACGGGGTCGCCGGCGTGGCGCAGGTTGCCCGAGACATAGGCGATTTCGCAAGCCTGCA